GGCGTGGTCGGCGGAGTCGGCGGCGGAGTCGGCGGCGGAGTCGGCGGAGTCGGCGGCGGAGTCGGCGGCGGTGAGGTCTGATTATTTCATTAAATTATCTCAAAAAGTTATTGAAATTTTAAATTCATACAACTAAATTATACCTTCGACTATATGAAACCAACAACCAAAATAAGACGAAACCAAAAGGAGACAATTAAATATCTAACAACAATTGAGGTCGTCCGTTTCCTTTCAAGAGTACCTACACTTCGAGATAAACTCATGTTTACCATGATGTACTTATACGGTTTACGCTGCGTAGAAGCCTCGGAAATGATTGTATCTGACATACGGCTCCAGTCTCAACAAATATATATTGCAGCAGCAAAAAATGGTATTTCTGGGATATATTATCTTCACCCGGACATTCGGCCAATGATTATCGAATACCTGAAATACAGAAAAACAGTAAAGGGAAGCGACCAAGTACCTTTCCTTTTTGTATCAGATGGTAACAAAAGCAGAGGCCAAAAACTATCTGAAAAAACTATCCAATATTGGTTCAAAGTTTACGGCAAAAAAGCAAGAATAGGATTGGCGGTCCAACATGCTCACACATTAAGACATTCGATCGCAGTACACATGGCATCATCTGGGTCAAGTATATCAGAGGTTCAAATGCATCTGAGACACAAGACTCAAAAGTCAACGATGGTATACTTTGGTCTTACTGACCAAGGAAGAGAAAAACTGCAGAAAAAAGCTTTTCAAGGCGAATTTATAGCCAAAATTAGTTAATATATAATGAAAAACACCGATAAAGCCACCCTATTATATTTCACAAGTATCGTTCTTTTCTGGACAATTTTTCACATAATTTATACGATAATAACATACACCTATGCACACTAAATTTACAATAATGGACCTCCCAAACCCTTTTGGATCTGTATATCAATTTATAAATCAAGATAGACTATTTACAATATTGACCAATGATGGTCCCCTTACTGATGGTGAATATAAACTTTACTATCATATTCCATACATCAATAGATGGGTGGAAATTTTATCAAAAACATATGATAATGATGAATTAAAAGAGCATGTATATACTGACCTCACCAGCGAAATAGAAAAACCACATTTCATATACAACCAACTTCTAAGTAAGATATATCGAACACATATATATCATTTAACTGAAGCGGCCAAAAAAATATTTATGGATCGAGATGATACCTATGGATATCAAAGCCAAAAAATAGATAAAATAAATCATATTTATCAATCGTTTATTGGAACTGATGAGGCAAAGGCTGAAGCCATTCATAGTATAGTTTGGATGATGGATTCAGAAAATAGAATAAAACTATTTAAAGAGTTAGAAAAAACCCAATCACGTGAAGAAATATTTAATTTTGTATATTTACCAGAAAACATCCCCATGATATGACAAACAAATGAACGACCCTAGAATGACGCCTACTCTCACTTTTTGTACACCAAGAGCAGTAACAAGATGGATTCCAAATATTGCTAGAGCTATCAATAGATTCCTCGATGAATATTTCGATCACCAAAAAGCCCTCTTGACAAACCACCACAAAACAACTAAAATACAAATATCTACCCTACCCTAAAACCTCATTAAATAGTCACCAAATACACCTCATTACATTATACGAAGTCCAATCCACACCTACACTCTAAAACCACCACGTCACCACCTTACTCAATCCCGGAAACCACCCAGCTCCATCCCCTGCCCGCGCGAAAATCGGCCCAAAAAAAGACCCAGGTGGTCTTCTGGTTTTGGGTAAGGTTGGTGCTGTGATCGGTTTCGGTTTTGTGTGTGGTAGCTAGACTTCGTATAATATTTTAGACGGAAGAAAGGCCCGTATTGGGCTGGTTATAGTGTAGCTTAGATTTTTGGTTTTGTCGAATTTATGGTATAACGGAGGGAGTCTATCATATCGGGTCCAGGTTCTCCTATAATTCCACAGGCCAGCATTAGCTCTTGTTCTTTTTGTAGTTTATCGATTTGTTTAAATATTTTTGTTATACGTCTTAACTCTAGGGCTCTGATAATTATTACACATACATTGAAACCAAAGACAATTGAGTAAGCTATTTGGACGATATAACTATCGATGAATAAAATGAATAGGATTGTTATGATAATGAGTGCGTATGTAGCTATCTCGTAAATCCTGCAGCTGGGCCTGTTGTTGTCAAGGAGCTCACCTATTACTGCGAGCAGGCTGTCAACCTTTTTACTTAATTTTTTATATCCTTGGTAAGATTCAGTAGTCATAGATTATATTATGGGATTTTTATCTGGTATAAAGTTTTCTTCGGTACCAATGAGATACCAAATTGTCTGCTGGTTTAGGTCCACTACGAAGGTAGCTCTTTTTTGGTTGACAGGTCGGCCGTCGATGAGTTTTTGTTTAGTTACTTTTATTTCTTTTTTGGAAATTTTTTTGATGGAGAAATATTCTGATTTATCAATAAAAAGATAGTGGTCTCCTCGGCCTGAAAAAACTCAGGAAGACCACCCGGAAATTTGTCTTGTATTTTTTCATTAAAGGTTGGGTAGTAATTAGTTGAATTGTATGATGACATATCCTAGATCTGATAGTTGTTAATATTCTCACTGTACTCACCACGACAAAATGGGACTTCACATACTGGGACTTGATCTGGGATTGTGATAGTTATGATTTGAGGATCTTTATTGGTTACAGGTACAATAGTAGGAGCTACTGATTGTTCGATAGGAATGACTTCAGGAACTATTAGCTTTTTAGTTTCTTGGACTGTTTTTGGTGGTGTTGACAAAAGCTGAAGTGGTTTATCAAAGGAAACTGTTGTAGGAGCGTCTGGAACCGTTTTTGGGGCTGTTTGGACGGTTTCCTGAGTCTGAGAAAGTGGTGGAACAGTATCGAGAGAAATAAGGTCAACGACAGTTTCTGGGACGGTTGGTAGTTTAATGAGTTGGGTCCAAAAATAGACTAGAAAACATAAGAGTAAAAAACCAGTGGCGAAAGTGAGAAAGATGAGGGTTATTTTGATTAAGGTCATGATTAAATGGTAGAGAGTTTTTAATATTTTGGCAAGTATTTTTTCATAAAAAAACCGACTAAAAATACTTACTGTCAGCATATCGATCTAAAAGTTCAAGTTTAGTTATACCTTTTCTTTTTGCTTTTTGAGATAATTTTCTAGATGTAAGCTTTGAAATTCTCAGATTTGTTGTTTCTTCTCTGCTTTTGAGTTTTCTCCCACTCCCGACTCTAGCACCACCTGAGCCTATTTTTCGTTTTTTGATTTCCTTTTTCTTTATCAGCATATGTCTGTTATGGCATTTACATTTTGAGTTGTCAAGAGCAGGGGAGAAAAAATCTGGCCAAAAAAAACACCCCCAATTAAGGGGGTAGAAACTAGAAGAGTTTAGAAATGTAGATACAAGCTAATCCAATACCTATAAGAGGTAGAAGTGGATCAACGTTGAAATTAGTGTATATGATATTTCCTCCATTCATTCCAAATACAAAATATGTATATACACCCATCATAAACCATTGTGAGAATTTACAAGGCATACTATTTCAGGAATTGTTTATATCTTCCGTTGCCGTAGCTTGACCAAGCGGTGTACCCTATACCATCTCTCTCTTGTGCCTTAAGGAAAATACCATAAGCATGATTGCTAGAATCAATGGCACTAGAATAGTGACTAGGTGCAATACCCGGATGGCTTGAATTAAGCTGAAACCAACCCTTATCGACAGTGCCGTTTAAGTTTGGTTTTGAAACTATGTCTGCTTGACATCCTGATTCAGCACGCACGATAGCGAGCATAGTGCGGGCATCCCAAAGCTTAGGATTACCTTTGCCATCTGGAGCTAGGATTGCATCCCAAACTGGTTGACACTCAGCTGGTGTTCCTGCAGGCATAGAAGCTATTCCCACGCTCGAGATCTGAGCGTTGACTGGAGTTGTTGTTTGTGAAGGTTTGTAAAACATGAAGTATACAACTGCGGCAATTACTGCAACAACGAGCCATACTGGGATTTTTGTTTGTGTTTTTGAATTTAAATTCATGTGAAAAGCTACTAAAGGGAGCGTCCTTGCCCCTACCCTGAGCATTTTAAAATGGGTAGATTGTTGGTAATTGCCAACTGCAAGACCACACCGTGAAGTATGGTCAAGCGGTTGAAAACTATAGATTAGCTCAAAGCTTCTTCTGGTGAAGAATATGTCCTATAAGTAGAAACTGGAGCTTTATTAGGTATATTTTTGTATCCTAAAAAGTCTTCAGTATCTTCCCAAAGGCCAGTTTTTTGGTTGTAGGTGACTGATTTTTGTCCTCCACCCGATCGCGTGTCATAAGCGTACATGTAATTATCATGATCGTTACCATCTGCAGTACCCGAAATCATAACTACTCCATCGTTTGTATCATAATAAAGGCCTTTTTCGGTCCAATACTTTTCCTCGTGTCTCTCAATATCTTCGTCAGCTACGATAGACCCATCGGTTGCCTTCCAGTATTTATTGGATTTGAACTTGGAGGATTTTGAGACACTTGGGATGGGAGCGAGCGATGCTTGTTGAGCTGTGATGGCTGGAGCTCGAGGTGAGACAGATACCCCGCCCTCTCCTCCAAGAGCCATGACAACACTAGCCATGTTCTCGGTCGTAATATCTTGAATCGTATTCAATACAACATAATCAGATTTTGGTACTTGTGAGTAGGTCTGTAAGTGTTGCATTGCAAGCTCAATCGCATTTTGAATATTATCTTTCAAGATTAAGATATCTTTTTTGGCTTCTTCCATATCGAAGCTTAAGGCAGATACTTCAAGATTAAGATATTTGAAGTTTTTTATATTTTCTTCATTAATCTTTTTTTGCTGGATAATAAATTCAGCTGTAGCTTTGTTTATTGCCTCCTGCTCTTTGTTTTTGAGGTTGAGGTTATTGATCTCAGCTTTTTGAGCAAGTGACTCAGTCCGTAAACTGGCTAACTCACTGCGTAAACTAGCAAGCTCAGAGCGGAGAGAGGATATATCCCCTTCCCACCCTGAACATTGATGATTGTAATCGTTAGGCATTTGAGCCTTCCTTTCTAGGTTTTGGGCCAAGTAGCTCAGTGATTGTAGAGTGCTGTACCATCTTAATATTGCTAGCACGATTGAGCGGAGTGTATTGATTGAGAGCAAGATTTTGAGTAACCTCATGGCTTTTGATAGCCTCTTTCTGGATTATCTCGTTAAACTCCGTAGCGTTGTACTTTTCTTCCAAATGAACTCCGAGCTCAACCATGCAAGCCTCCCATTCAGAGGCAAAAGAGCCTCGTTGGAGATACTCTTGAGCCTTGCTGGATTTGATTGTTTTATCTGACATAAAATAATAAAATTAGAATTTATGAAAGATTTTTTCCGCTCTCAATTCCCAAACCGTTTGTTGGTCTTCAAGTGGTAAAGAAGCAAATTTCTTACTTGCTTTGATCCCCTCATTGCTCATGTTTGGGTTAAGATAAGCTGAAATTGTAGTCTTATTCTCAGACTCTGGAGCTGATGTAACGACTGGTGCAACTTGCATTTGAGCAAGTCTAGCGTTTACAGCCCTCTCAATTTGTTCGGCAATCGATAATTGAGATTCGTTACCAAAATTGCTCGCGGTCTTGTCGCTTATCCTATTGACAACTGAAGCTTGTGTAAGTTGCATAAAGTAGAAAGTGACTTTAAGGTATGAAGCATTTGGGTATATCTCATAGCGATCCTTAAGATCCGTAGCATTTGAGTAAATACCGAAGCGACTTATTGCTGCTTTGATTTTAGACTCTTCATCAATTGTCAATTCCCTACCCTCGATAAACATGTAGGCTTTTTTAGCCTCAAATTCGGATGATAAACAATTTGGATGAATATAGTTTGTCTCTTCGATTTGTTTGATGATGTTATTCGCATTACCGTGTAAATTGAAAGTAGAAAATGGAATACAATATCCACCAACTGAGAAGTCGTTGACTACGTCTGAGTCATTGATAGTACCCTTGGTGATAGCTCCTTGCGGAGTATTAATATCAATTCGGTTACAAAGCTCATCGATCAAGTCGATTGCTTTTTTATCGATCTCATTGATAATGTCCAAAGTTGAGATTGATTCACCTTCATTTTCAGTCTTAGTGCGTACACACTCTGAATCCAAAGGAATAACTGACAAACCATTCTGAGCGATGTTGGCCATTCTCTTAATGCCTTTAACCCTTCTCGCGCCTTCAATCGTTTGAGTTGCTGTTTTCACATCAAATGGATTGTGTACCAATATTGTTGTTGAAACTGGCACACCGAACTCTTTGAGAGCTGAAGCATAAAGGTCTGCATTAGCACCAAAACTTGCACCTACGGGGCAACCTACTATAATGACTATAGTATATTTTGATTGTCCGTCTGCTCCGATCACGAGATCATGGAGTAGTTTTTTGGTAAGTTTTTCAAATACGAAGTTTGCATACTCGTCATTACCTCCGAGACCTTGATCGCCAGGATAAGGGTTGCCGAGAGCGACCCACTCTTGCTTGACTGCTTGAGTTGGCATTGAGTTTACAGTCGTAAAACGAGCTGTAGTCCCAATATTTGTTTCAAAGCTATTATATTGCTCTTCGTCCGTATAGATGAATGCGATATCTGCATCTACTTTAGCTTGTTTTACAAATTTTGGTAAAAACCCACTTGCATGGGAACCGACATCAATCAAAAGAGTTGATGAATTGGTTTTTTTGAATCCGATTGTTAAGTTAGTATCTGACATATAGGTATAGGTCATTATCGTTGACAAGACGCTCACTCTAGGATGTGAGTAGTTATAATATCCTAGGCCCTACCCTCTTAATAGAGAGCAGGATTAGAATACTACCGAACTGTTTTGTAGAATCGTATACCATTCTTTTTTTCGACTTCGTAAATAAATGATTTATCCACGAGATCGAAAATAAAGTCTTGAATATCCTCTGATGATATACGTAGAGAGCTGCGAACTTGAATTGCTGAAAATGAACCTCCGTTGGCTACTTCGAGCTTTCGGATTTTTTCTAGCTTTGCATTCATTTCGTTGACCTCTTTTGTCGCTTCTCTTACTTTTTTCTGATAAGTGACATTGACCTCTCGATCTTCACGCTGTACTTTTTCGCCGATATGAATCTCTGCAGGAGTTGGTTGGAGATTGTAGTTTGAGTCTTTCATTTGTGTCTCTACAGCCAGGACACCCTCCTCTATCTGAGTTACTTTACCCTTGATAGGTGCAATTTCCTCCTTGATTTTTTCTGCGATGAGGTTGGTCACTCCGATATGATCGTGAAGACGTTCATCAGTCATTTTTGCGAATGCTTCCAACACCGCATCTGACTGAAGAGCCTCGATGATGATGGCCGTATAGTCAATTTTCTCAACTTTCTTTTTAACTTTCTTGACTTCCTCAGCTATCTCGTCCAACTCTTCTTCCCTTTCTTTTCGTTCTCTCTCTCTTTTAAGCTCCTCAAGATATCGAGCTTTCTCCTCCTCTAATTTTTTTTCGTAATCGACTTTGACTGTGGTCTCATTAACATCACCATCCCAAAGCCACTTTGCTAATTTTACAAACATACTACTTTAGTTATTAGAGTTTATAAAATCAGGAGTTCGTGACCCATATTTTGCTTCATTTGAAGCAGTATGTGAATTACGGTCTGTACCGCAGTACTCGTCACCTGTAGTACAGGGGTTGTTGACACGACTATCTTGGATAGATTGCATGTCATTTGGAGTACCCTCCTGGATAGGAGCTCCGACATTGTTCCCCTGCCCTTTGTCAAGGTCTTCTAGAGAACCGACGAAGTTGCCTTCGCTAAGATCATCCTGAGGTTTGGTTGGAGGTTGTACAGATTGAGTCTGCACATTTTTGACTTGAGAATTTTTAAGTTTCTCAGTCTCAGCTTTGAGTAATGCCATTGCGTCAACCTGTGATTTCTTGGTTGGAGCTGGTGTTGGATTGATGACAGGTGCTTCAGGAGCTTTTGGAGTAACCGTTGGTACTACTGGAGCTTGCTCTGGTTGTGTTGGAGCAGTACCCTGCACTATTGGAGCTGGATTTGCAGCAACTACTGGAGCTGTGCTTGGTTTTGTCATATTGTTATATATGAGTGAGCCAAAAAAAAGTACAGCCAATGCAATACCTACAATAGTAAGTGCTTTACCCCCTACTGTAGATTCTACTTCTGGAGCTTTTGGACTTGTTTTTAAAATAATTGTTTTGTTTTGATTTTGGTTGAATGGAGTCATAGACTTAGATAAGTAAAATTTAAAATTGTTTCGGTTTTGGTTTTGTGAGAAATCAAGCCGATGTCAGCCTGCTATCGATTGATAGAGATACTGTTATATATTTACGTATGATAACAGACTGACATCGAATTACTTCGATGGACTGTTGTTTATATATCGAGAGGAGTCACCTGCCCGCCACCCTAGCTTTCGACCGAATGGATTAGTTGAATCTACGATAAGTATGATTAGTATTTGTTTTGACTCTTATTAGGTTGTCGTTTTTGGGATTGTAGTTGCGAACCTTGCCAGTCATCTCTCGAGATGTCCCCTGCTTCAGGTATGTGTGTGAAGTACCGTTACAATGAACGATACATTAATTATACCACACAATTTTGATTCGTGCAAGTCTTTTTTCAAAAAAAGTACAGGTAAAGTTAACAAATCCCATAAAATAAAGACAAAAAAGCATACAAAAAATTTAATATTTTTGATTTTAATGCAAAAAAATGTGTAAAAAGTGTATATTTTGTTGTTTTTTATATTGACATTTAGGAAAAAAAAGTCAACTTTCATTCATTATGAACGTAATTTCAATCATTAATAATAAAGGAGGCGTTGGTAAGACCCCTATTTCGATCAATTTGGCAGCTGGCCTTGCGCATGCAGGATTCAAAACAGGCCTTATCGACTTTGACTCCCAAGACCAAGCCTCACTTGGCTTTATATTCGACCGGACTTCTGACCTCAGATCCTGCCTGGACAAGGAAAAAACTCTAACCATTGACGATTTCTGCAAAACAAAAGAAGAAAACCTTTGGATACTCCCAAACTTAGGAGATTTAACAGATAAATTTTTTCTACAAAAAGGTGTACTATCTGGCCGTGAAACCCAGGTACTGAGCAGGATACTGAAGGATTGTAAGGACTTTGACTATATTATCATAGATTGTAACCCTGCCCTCGATGTACAGGCACTGAACGCGTTGTGCGCATCAACACACATGATAATTCCAACGACACTGGAATTTTCCAAAATCGATGGTACCGTGAAATTCATGGAGAAAGTAACACCCCAATGGCAAAACATTAACCCTGCCCTGCAGCTACTTGGAATACTAATAACCAAATATACATTTCACAATTACATCTTCAAAAATGATATGGAGAAAAACCTGACGAGATTCTTTGGCAAAGAAAACATCATGGATACCAAGATAAGACAGAACCCAGATTTTGACAGGATACTAGCAATGAATCAAACATTCTTCAATGCACCGATGCACTCACAATCAATCAGGAAAGGACTCAACGACTTTCTCGATCTAACAAAGGAAGTTATAAATAAAACAACCAAAACAATATGCATAAAAAAATAGGAAACGCCCTGGACGATTACTTCGCAAACCGGAAGCCTGCAATTAGTCTGCCAGCTCCATCCCCTGCCCTGCAACAGTCAAAGCAGGTCGAAGTGAGGGTCCCAAAAACGTTCAAATTAACACCCCAGACTGTAGAGCTTGTTGACAGGATAACCGGAATCATGAAATTGCGAAATAAAAAGACCAAAGAATACATGATAATTGAAGAAGCTTTGAGCCTATATATTAGCCAAAATAACATCCCACTTGACGACTTTTTATTATAATTTTTTTGTTATTTAATTAGGTTTGTTTTAATTTAGCTAAATTTAGCCTCCAGCCCATGTTTATGGGACAAATGGAAAAACAAAAATAGCCAGAAAATGGCTAAATTTGGCTAAAAAGGGTAGGGAACTCAAGATAGTATTTCTAATGTATTTTCTAAATTTAATATGACATCAGAAAGCTTTTTATTTTGTGACTTTGGAGCCAAATCTTTTAGAGTTTGAACATAAACTATCAGTGAATTGATAATCTCTTTTAATATAATGTAAGTAATATCGAAAGTCATATAAATAAGGGAATAAAAAGGGCAGGGGTTTACCCTGCCAAGATTGAAAATAGAAATCTAGAATGGATTGTATTCGTTGCTGAAAGTGACACCATCAAGACTATCCAAATTATTATCGAAGGTTGTTTCGTGCGGGGACATTATTTTCTCCCACTCCTTTGACTTTTTGATTTTATTCTGAATAAATTCTGGAAGGGCATCAAAAATTGATTGATCATACTTGTCAAAATCGAACAAGGTCAAATCATTTATGCGCGGTGGAACTGACATACCACGTGGAACCGACACAATTCCAGAAATTACAGGATAAATTTTACCTTCTTTTCCTTGCTTGTGCATGACCTGAATCTGGCATACTTTATCGAGCAAATTATCCGAGTCAAAATTGTCTATCTCTTCTTGGGTGAAAGCTCGACCCTTCCAATTCTCTAAGTCCCGTTTCAAGTGAGACGAAGGTGAAAGCGATGCGGTATATTCTTTAGAAATGACATATGGCTGTTTGCCGTTTTCTTCCTTGAAAACCTTTAACTCTGAAGGTGTTTCCCAAGTAAGACGAATTTTTTGAAGGTGTCGAAGCTTGTTGTCCCAAAAATCTTCTTGGGTACCTAGGTCAATAACTGAGATACATCTAGCTAGATATGTTCCAGTAGGGATTGGACTAAGATTGTTTGAGTTTTTTTGAGTAGATATTTTTAGTGACATATATAGTAAAATTTAATTTATAACTTTAATTCGTGAATTTATTTTTGCACAGGCTTCGTGGTATTTATCGATGGCATCTGGTTGAACCATCCAAGCAATGGCCTTTTGGGCCATTCGGAGGGTTAAGTCTTCAACAGCCAACCAGTTTGGATTGTCAGGAAATATAATTGAAAACAGGGAACCTTGAAATGAGGATCGTGGTTGTTGTTTTTTCCAATATGATCCAAATTTATCGGTCAGGGTGTCAATTCTCCAAATTTGTTGCCGCGTTGCCATTGCGGTATTTTTTCGGAGGGTAGGGGTTGTTGCTGTAGTTATTTTAAGTGACATACTATAGATTAATATTTTTACTTAATAATAATTGACCTTGAGTCTGTTCGACAGTCATAATATTTTGATAAAACAAAACAACTTTTTTTATTATATTAAAATTTCTGATAGCAGTGTAACCATATCTAGTTTTAACGATGGTAAAGTCGTTGTTTGAAAAAAGTAAACTAGTAAACTTTTTGATTAGTTGAGAAATGTTATTCATATACAAGAGCCTAAAGGGCTACCAATACTATAAAAAAAATATTAAAATTTGTCAAGTAAATACCAATAGAAATATCTCTGAAAATTTACCTTATAGAAAAAGCGAAATAAGAATACAAAAAAAATACACTAGACAAGATTTGAAAAAGTGTAGAGTGTAATTGTATGTCAATATTCCTCACATTAGTAACCATGCGGTCATCACGACCAGTGTGGGGGATATTTGTCGGCCAAGTTCCCCTGCCAAGACAAAAAAAGGGGACCCCTCACAGGTCCAAACTTTCAGAGTTGTATAAGCTCGTGTAGAAATAACAATTTCTAATTGAAAATATAAAACAAAAGTTTGGATTTGTCAAGAGGGAAATTATAAAATATAATAATTTTACTAACTTCTTAGCAATATGCAACAATCAGATTACCAATTCGTCAATAATTTACGAAATACTAGTACAATCATAGAAAGAACAATGATAGCAGATAACCACTTATCTGACCGAGCATTCCGAATTTATGCACTCTTAAAAAACATGGCCGAAAGCTTTGGGTTTCAATCAGTGTTTCCAAAAACGATTACAATCGCAAAACAGATCGGAATAAATACTGAAAAGTATGATATCGCAGTTGAAAAAGGGGAGAAGGATATTCAAGACAAAGAATATGAACTGATCCGGAAAAAAGTATCGCCAGCCTTAGAAGAACTGGAAAAGCTTGGAATGATAACTAGGAAAATTAAACCAGGTAAAATTCCAGTGATTTCTATCAATCCTTATGAACCATTTGAAGATAACAATTTCCTTAAATTGCAACAGGCAAAGCCCCTCAAAACATTGAGGGAGGTGTCCCTCAATGTTTTGAGGGAGTCGAATACGACCAATCAGGGACGAAGCGGAAACAGCCCCTCAGAAAATTGCGGGCGTAGTATTATTAGTATTTATAGTAATGAAAATCAAGAGATTTCAGGGAGTGAGCAAGCTCACCAAAATGAAGCGGATGTGCAACCTAATATGACTGACGATCAAATATTAGAATTTTATCAAAATTTAAAATCATATACAGGAAGAGAGTGTATGCGAAAAGCATATAGTAGAAGCAGACCTGATATATCCGAATATATGATTAAAATTGAAGAGACTACACAGAAAACCCTTGATATTCAAAGAGATGAAGATAGTAAAAAATTATTAGTTGAATTTGGAAACAAGAAATAACCTATGCAAGTCCAAAAAAACAGATTTTTTATAGATCAAACAAAAACAGGAAAAAATGGAAATTGTCTATCAGCTTGTATAGCCTCAATCCTGAATATTCCAATCACCGAAGCTTGGTCTCTAGATGACGTCCCAGACGATAAAGATTGGTTTGACGACCTACACACATGGTCGCAGGGTAGGGGTTACAATTGCTTTGTCCGAGAGAAAAGTAAGGAATTTTGTATCGCTATCGGATCAACAGATAGGGGTGACATTCCCCATGCGGTCTTGGCAGAAAATGGAAAGGTAATTTTTGATCCACACCCAAAAAAAACAGGCTTGACAGAAATCGATTACTATATAATTTTGTCACTTAAACAACGTCGAACGTAGTATGTATCCTCTTCGTATACCAACCATCCCACCAAAGCAAAAAACTCTAAAAAAGTTTGATTTGAGTGTCCTATCAGTTGAGGAACTAACAGAAATACTACCTCAATCTATCAAAAAAGACATGATCAGTTACCGTCAATTTATAAGCCAAAATAAGGAGGGTGAATGGGTAGTCAAATATGCATTTGGACAAACAATGAGTGGATATTTTGAGACAGCAAATCCAAAAAAAAGAGTAGCGATTGAGGATATGATACACGAACTTTATAATGCTAGTTTTTTAAAATAAAAATATGAAATGTAAAAATCTTATCTTACAAATTCCCTACGACTTACGATTTGGCCAATCAATCTTCAATTTTCTGAGTTGGTGTCAATCTGAAGGATTATTAGAAGTCAACCAGTGTGGTGATAGATTAGGTGATCCATACTCATTACCGGACAAACTTTTTTTGGAATATTGGGAAAAGTGGTTAAATTCTTTACAGTTGAATCTACCACTTACTCAAGATATTTTTACCAACCAGCCGGTTGATGTGAATTGATGTGAATTGGTGTGGGGTTGATTTTGATGGAACACTTAATTTTGGAAAAAGTTTAAATGTAAGATTTTGTGAAATACCTGGACAATTCCGTGGATATGGCATAATAGGGGAGAGTCTTAAAAATACCAACTATAAACCAGGGTCTAGTTTATACAAAATTTGACCTAACGAAAAAAGTGAGATATACTGTGATAAGCTCCTCTTTTACAATTATCGCGGAATTGAGTAACGGCAGCTCAAGAGGCTCATAACCTCTCAGTCCTGGTTCGAGTCCAGGTTCCGCCACCAAGCGACTTTAGTGTAGTGTTAGCATGTCGGCCGTTGGGGCTGAATGGGGTGGTTCAATTCCACCAAGTCGTACCATGAGTTGAAGTTAGTGCAGGTATCTGATGTCGGTTGATCGATAATGGTTCTGGGTTCGAGTCCCAGTCAACTCAAGTAAATTTGCTTAAAGGGCTTTGGCTCTTTTTGGCTTAAAACCAAGTGCAGACCTTAGCGAAGTAATCGAGTCAGTACGTTTCTTGGTAGCGTGCAATAAAGTAAACCTGATAATGGGTGAAGACCCAACCCGAAAGGGATGCGCTAGGCAACTATCAGGTGGCCACTTGACCACCGGCATAATGGGATCAAATAGTTTGAACGGTACTGTACCAGTATTGTCACGCGGGTGCAACTCCCGCAGGTTCCACCAAAAAATAAAAATAAATATGCAAAAAATAGAAGATTTATATGTTGCTTTTTTGCAATTCATTATCGGGTATACAGCCCTGATAATGGTGTTAACCATCACCAAAATCGGCAGAAATAAATCTTTTATAAAACGCATAAAAAAAATAAACAAAAACAAAAATGGAAATCAAAAACGTAATAGGAATTTACCGAAGTAGAAAATGGGATAAGCGACCATTGACTGCTATAGAACATCTAGTAGTGCATCACTCGGTTACAAACGGCGATGGTAAAAGCAATGATCAACAACTTCGTGAGCTTCAATCAATTCATGAAGGGCAGGGGTGGCCTGGGTTAAGCTATCATAATGTGATTACCAGGGATGGAACTTTGTATCAATGTAATGATCAAGATGACTTGACTTGGACAGTGCTAAATCTTAATCGGCAGGTGTTATCGGTTTGTTTAATTGGTAATTTTGAGAGTCAAGATCCTACTAAAGAACAGCTACAAACGCTTGATAACCTTCTTAGGGTGTGGTCTAACGAATCTCCGCAGTTCCCTGCAGGACAAAAAGATGTAAAATATCATGGAGAATTAATCCCGACAGCTTGCTGTGGATTAAAACTCAGGCCATATATTTTGAAATTCCGAGAGACTGGAAATCTTATTGATGATATAACAGCCCCAACGCCAACAGAAAACACAAACATAACTAACGAAAACGAAATGTTACAACAGAAAATGAATGCTGCCATCGAGCAGCTTAAAAACAACCATCCAGACTATTACGACAACTGGGGTCGTGCGATCGGGAATACAGATATGGCAAAACAAGGCAAAGAAGATATTATTTGGATTCAAGAAATGACAGACCAAATGATGGGAGACTTTAATGATTACAAAGCAAACAATCCTGAATTTCATCTCAAAAATGAACACCAGTTGACACAATGGGTTAAAGATTGGGGTATTAATAGACTACGAGAAAATGGCATTAAGGTCTATACTCAAGATGATGTTGACAATTTGCTGATGTTACAAAATCAGGAAAATCAAAAAGTAGATGGAGAAAAGGTTAGTGATGTTGTCAACAACTACGAAACTTCTGGATCCATTACTCCAATTCTAATATCGCAAGATAATCCAGCACATCCCAACTACTTCGACGACATCGTCAGACCTAAAATTAAGAGTGTTTCTAGTGAGTTGCTAACAACTACCGAGAAAAACATTGAAAATCTCTCTGGCGTGAAATTAGAGACGTCTCAAGTATCTTCAATCAAAGCTTTCACCCTTGACAGATTGCTTGCATTTACTTCAACCCGATTTTTTAGTGCAGGGATTGGATCTTGGGTTATTCAGACATTTGGTCCAGATCAAACAACTAACATAATGGCAATTTTTATCATTGTTCTTTTGTATATCGTGACTGAAAGTATTGTTAAAATAATGAAAAACTGGAAAAAATAGAGATATGGCAACTAAAGATAACAGACTAGATCGAGTGATAGGAGCGCTAGAAGCGACCAACGATTATATTAAAGCTAGTCTAAAAGAAAATAAAGAAGAGATTAAGCAAGTTAGAAATGCGATAGAATCAATCCACCAAAATCTTAATCAGCTTTCTAATTTGGATTCAAAGTTTCAAAACTACGAAAATTTAACTATTAAAATACAAGCTAAAATAGAAGAGCAGCAAGATAATATCAATACATTAACTGATAATGTCCAAGATATTTCAGAGCGATTAGAAAGTCAAAAGAAACTGAGATGGCTGATGGTTGGAGCATTTTTTACTATAGCAGCCAATGTGATAGTTCTCATTATCAATATTTTTTATAAAGTCCTGATAGCTAGGTTTTTCGGCATATGATTAGAGATACCGACGGGAGACCATTGACAGCACAGGAGGTTCTAGACCTCTACAAACCAAATTTGAATATAAAAAACTCAAAAACAAGAAATACTGAAATCAAGGTAGCTAACCGTGCAGGCTTCATAAGTGAAGTCTATGGACAAGAGGATATCAACATGAACGACACCGACATACTACTGGTGTTGATTCTGTTGTCCCGCAGTAATTGTAACACTGTACGAGCTATGGTCCATCGAGTTGCCAAGAAATTAGGGTTACCAACCAACTCACAGGTTGATACAGCCAAGGTAGACAAGTTTGACAATTGGAAGCCAACTGATAGTGAGCAGGGTGATCCTGACAACTGGGATATTCTTGATGATGTATGATTGATATAAAACTAAAACCAGAAATACAAGTAACAGCTGAAAATAAAATGATTCGATTTAGTGAAATATCTAAAGAATTAAATGGTTTGTATAAAGAATTAGAAGGGTTGACATATATGAGTCAAATTCCATCAGTCTTTGGGATACCTGTTGATAACTCTATACAGCTGATACAGCTAAAAGAAAAAATCAATAAATATTTGGCTGAAATGATATCTATTCTAGAATATGTTAAAGATAGTTACCGACAGATGTTAAGTGATGTAATAGATGATTTAAAAAAAGGGATGATGTAATCTAAAATTACGATAAAATGAAAGATAAAAAGATAATCAACAAAATAAAAAATACAAAAACTATCCCTTGGTCCGAACTAAAGACCTGGGAATTTAATGATTTAAAAGACGGAAATCGAGATGTAAAAAAACTCAAAAACTCGATAGTCAACGACGGTTTCATAGCTCCAATATTTATTTGGCACGAACACCAGTACGTCATCGACGGGACCGGTAGAAACCTAGCATTGACATCCTTGGAAGGTGAAGGGTACACTATTGACGATCTACCAGTCGTTGAGATTGAAGCTAAAACCAAACAGGAAGCCAAGGCGATCGTCCTTAAAATCAGTTCTAAATATGGATCGGTAACCGAGAAATCCTGGCTTGATTTTAGCGTAGATCTAGACGTCCAATCATTGTTGTCTACAATAAATATTCCAGACATTAACATAGACCAAATTCTCAAACGCCAGAAAAAAAAGACCGACCCGGATCAAGTACCAATGAATCCACCAGCACGAGCCAAAATAGGAGACCTTTACCAACTTGGTGAGCATATCCTTATCTGTGGAGACTCAACCGACTTCAAGACAGTAGAGGTCCTGATGGCTGGGTCTAAAGCACATATGGTATTTACCGACCCACCATACAATGTGGATTATAAAGGGAAGGGAGCTAATACCCAAAATGGGATCTTGAATGATAAGATGAGTGATTCTGAATTTGATACGTTGCTTGATGCTGTATTTTCAAATCTAAAAAACTTTGTGGGGGGGGGGTGCAGGTATGTATATTTTTCATAGTGACAAGACTGCCAGCCAATTCCAATCCTCCTTAGAGCGTGCTGGATATGAAATTAAAAACCAACTAATCTGGAATAAACCAGCAGGTGGAATGGGCATGGGAGACTATCGATCTAAGCATGAACCATTTTTTTATTGTTACATTAAGGGAGATAAACCAGAGTTTTATGGTAACCGAACCAATACAACAGTCTGGGATTTACATAAAACAGATGAGCAGCTGCTTAAGATATTAGAATCTGAGCGGAAAGCTGAAGCCTCTGGCCAGCGGTCCATCTGGAGTATTGCAAGGGACAATGTGAACAGTTATGTCCATCCAACCCAAAAACCAACTGCCTTGATCGAGTATGCAATTAAAAACTCCAGCAAAGAGGGTGATGTTGTACTGGACTTGTTTGGAGGTTCTGGGTCAACTTTGATAGCCTGTGAAAACTTAGGTAGGGAAGCTAGAATCTGTGAGCTCGACCCGAAATATGTTGATGTAATCTTGACACGTTGGGAGGACTACACTGGCAACACAGCAGTTAAGATGAATTAGATATGGCAATAATCAAAAACCAACACGGTGAATCCGAGACTACGGCCAAAAACGGCAGACCAAAAAAAACCAAATCCGGGGTTAAAATCAATAATAAGACAGGGAAGGCTGAAACTGGAAGACCACCATTGATCCCTGAAGAGGCAACTAGGCAAGAAATCCTTAATACAGAGGAAGTCAAAAAACTTGTGGAAGCATTCAAAATGGACTATAATGAAACCGAAGCTTGTGCTTATGCCAAAATCACCTGGGCAACTTTCAAAAAATACAAGGACCAAAACCCAGAGTTTTTATCGATAATTGAGGATGCTAAATCAACAACAGCCAGACTGGCCCGTACCATAATCTTCACCAAGATAGGATCCGGCGACGAAAAGGTAGCCCAATGGTACCTAGAGCGCAAGCGCCGCAATGAATTCGCGACCAAAACCGTAGAAGAGCAGGTGACACCAGCGCAAGAACCGACGTCACTGACCGACGTCGACCTCTCAAACCTAACCGACCAAGAACTCGACCAATTCACTACTTTCCTAGAAAAGGTAAAGGTCAAGGAGACAGACCAGCCAGCAACCGAGACAGCACCAGCAGTACCATTTGGGTTAATCCCTGAAGAGGCACCAAAAAAGACCCTAGAAAGGGTCCAAGAGGGAGAGTCCGCCACCAATAAAAAGGCGAATGAGAAACCCAAAAAAGTAAAGAGTAAAAAATAGTTTTACAGGATTTAGTTTGTGTGATATACTATCATCAACCAGGAATAATACCTGAAAAACATAAACTAAAACAGAAAAAAGATGGAATTTATAAAATATCCTAAGATCCATAGGCTGGGTAAGGAAGAGACTGAGGGTATCCTAGTAGGGAGCTGCGTGATACAAGAAAAAATTGATGGAGCTAATGTGAGTATCTACTGGGATGACTCCAGCGAAGGCTTCTCAGTAATTAAATTGGCATCCAGAAATAGGGAACTACGAGATGATGAGTCGTTTAATGGGTTTCGGGATTATGTGTTGAACCATAAAGGGATAAGACACCTACTCAAAGACCACCCAGGGTACAGGCTATACGGTGAATGGCTAGTCCGCCACACAATATCCTACAATGAAATGGCATACAAACAATTCTACCTATTCGACATAGTTGATGAGAGTGGTGCGTATCTAACGCCACAGCAAGTAATAGGCCTAGCAGATTACTACCAAATCGAAACCCCAGGACTTTTTGCACACCTAACCAACCCAACCCAGGACCAAATCCAAGAGTACGTCGGCAGGTCCTCTCTCGGACCCAACGGTGAAGGGGTGGTGATCAAAAACCTGGACTTCCGGAATAAATTTGGCGACCTGTGCTATGCCAAGATCGTCATAGAAAGCTTTAAAGAGAAAAACAGTATTATCTTCGGTGGCAACAACAAACACTCCGATAGCTACTGGGAGATGTACATTGTCAATAAGTACGCCACCGTGGCGAGGGTCCAAAAGATTATGAATAAGATCCAGCCAGAGATTGATGAGCCAATAGGACTCAAGCATACATCTAGAGTAACGGCCAGTGCGTACCATGATTTAATCACTGAGGAAATTTGGGAGATACAAGGGAAGGTCCAGTCTGTAGATTTTGGGAAACTTAAAAGGATAGCTTTGACGAAGTTGACACAGGTGTATAAAGATATTCTCAATAATGAAATGAGTGTCGCGTATGCCTAAAATAATACTAACCAAAGGTCTCCCTGGGAGTGGCAAAAGTACCTGGGCTCGAGAAGAAATCGAACAGTCAAAAGGGCAGATAGTGGCCATCACCAAAGACGATCTGCGAAAAATGTTCGCACCGACTAAAAAGCGAGAAAAATTGGTACTACAGACCAGGGATACCTTGACCGAGATGTATCTCCAGCAGGGGCTGGACGTGATCTGGCATGATACCAACTTCAATCCAATTCATTTTAGGAAGGCAATGGACATCTGCACAGAGATAAGCAAATATAGGGAGCCAGAGGATAAAGACATCTTCTACGTTGAAACCAAAGACTTCACCGACGTACCGCTAGAGGAGTGCATCAAACGGGACCTCCAGCGGCCAAACTCAGTAGGTGAAAAGGAGATCAAAAAAATGTGGCGCCAGTATATCAAGCCAACACTCACCAAGACTACCATTCAGCAGGATCCAAAACTACCCCACGTAGTCCTCTGTGATGTCGATGGGACGATTGCATTGATGGATGAGAGAGGTCCTTATGAATGGGATAAGGTAGGGGAGGATAAGCCAAATCAACCAATAATAGAGTTAATTGATAGTCTAGACCTTGTTGAAATCATTTTTATCTCTGGTAGAGATGAGGTATGCAGACAATCAACACTAGATTGGATTGATGCTAATCATACTATGTATAGAGATCCGATTTTACTCATGAGACCGCAAGGTGACACCTGCAAAGACTCTGTAGTCAAACGGGAACTTTTCGACCAGCACATCCGGGATAAATACTACGTGGAATTTGTCTTGGATGATCGTGATCAAGTGGTCCAGATGTGGAGGTCCCTTGGGTTGACCTGTTTGCAGGTTGCTGATGGAGATTTTTAGGAAGCGATGTATGAGTAAAATAGAGAAGTTGAAACTAACAGTCAAAATGGGTATGGGACCTAGGGATACCCGTGTGTACACTAGAATAAAAGGCGTGACATATGAGCTACCAGTCAAGTCGGTTAGTATTACCAGTTCAGTTGACCAGCTCACCCAGGCTACGATTGTTTTATTTATTGGAAAGGTAGAAATGGTCCTCAAAACAGAAATGGATGATAAAACTAGGGAAATTATAACTACGATAACCGAGAATAAAAATGAGGGATAAAATAAAACTAATTTTAGAGGACACTTATTTTGGAAATGTTGACAGGGAACTGCTGCAGACAATTGTAGCTCCAATGAATGAAAAGGAATGAAAAGGAATGGATAGATCGACTGGAATTTAACATCGGTACTACTACCCCTTCTAAGATAGCAAAACAGCTACCAATGCGAATAACTATTTACTATGATGGGCATAAGATATACAGTAAAAGACTAAAAAGGGTAGTTATAGATACCTACAAAACTAATCCATATAAATCCAAAAACAAAAAATTATAATGCCAACCCTTCTAGAACTGGCACAGGCAGAAAAACAAAAAAGACTCAAACAAAAACTAACTGATAGTTACTACGACTTTTTCTGTGCCGCGGTACAAGTATTAGAGCCAGAGACCGAATGGTCTTTTAACTGGCATATCAAAGTGTTATGTGATGAGATCCAAGAGGTGGTCACTAGGGTGATCAACAAACAGGACAAACTGTACGACTTAGTCGTCAACGTCCCACCTGGTTCCTCGAAGTCCAAAATATTCTCAGTGTGCCTCACCGCTTGGATTTGGATACATGCCCCATGGGTCAAAATTGGAAATGACAGCTTCAATAAAGAGCTCTCGCTGGACCACACCATGCAAGCCAGGCTTCTGGTATCATCAGAGTGGTATCGAGATTTATTTGGTGACTCATTCACTATGAGGGAGGACCAAAACACTCAGTCGGTATTCTCAAACAAACAGGGTGGTGAACGCAGGGCAGGGGTGCGAACCGGTAAGCACTTTGACATCATTGTGAGTGACGATCCGAATAACCCAAAGACGGCAACTAGTGAAGCTGACAGGAAGTCCGTACTAAAACAATTTTTTCAGGTCATCCCATCTAGGCTTAAAAATCTAAAAACAGGTGTTAGGATTGTAGTCCAGCAGAGGGTCCATGAAGAGGATGTGAGTGGTGAGATTTACAGGCGGGGTCTGAATTTCAGACCGATAGTCATTCCAGCTGAGATAGGTGAGAATAACCAACCAAACCCTGCAAAACTCAAGGAATATTATAAAGAGGGTACATTCTGGACTGAACGATTCCCCACCTCGGTCCTCAAACAAAAAAAAGAAGAGTTAGGATCTCGAGATTATGCAGGGCAGTACATGCAGACTCCAGCACCGGCTGATGGTGAGGTATTCAAGCGTGCTTGGTTCAAACGATTTAAGGAGAGTGAGGTACCAGCTGATCTCGTACGTAACTTCTATACTGACTCGGCATTTGGAGTGGAGGGTGGAGATCATTCAGCTACAATGTGCTGGTCCGTTCACCGAGGGAACATGTACATTTGGGGTATGTTTGTCGTGAGGCTGAAAATAACCAAGTGGCAGAAACGATACACCGACTGGTGTCGGGCTATGGGTTCCAGTGATGAGTCAATGCATTTCGTTGAGAATAAGGCCAGCGGTCACGACATTATCGATCTACTCCTAGACTCTACCGAGTTCAATATGAGAGTTGACCCAGTGAGTAATGAGCTATCCAAGCGTGCTCGCGCTGAAGCCTGTACCCCTAAAATAGAAGCGGGTAGGGTATTCGTCTTGGCAGATGCACCGTGGGCTGATGACTTTATTCAAGAGCTATTGACATACCCGGTAGGAAGATTTGACGACCAAGTTGACACCCTTTCTGGAGCTATAAAAAATACCGACTTCACGTTTATCGAAGTTGACCCAAATGTCAAACACAAAAAAGCATCGTTCTAACACTTTGACATAACGCTTTTTGTGAGATATACTATACCAAAATGGCAGCAAGAACTATCACCTTGGCCAAACAGATAAGATCTGATTCAACCCTACCAGAACTAGCAAGCTGGAAGGGTGACGGTGTGGTTCTGGTGCTTGATAATCTCACACCATCCGCATCGTACACAGTGACAGTAACAATCAAACCAGGGGATATCACCCAGGACCTGACTGCAGTGACCAACGTACTTCCAGCCTTCGGTGACACAGGGAACCTAACCCAGACCGTCGTGGCAAGTGCAAGTGGACAGGGGAGTATTACAATCAGCACAGCCCAGTCTGCAGCACTGGCAATTAAGACAAATTATGTCTTGGAGATCCAGACGAATGACGGGCTGGTAACAGAGACATATGGCCAGTACAATATTTACATCGAGCAGGAACTGGCGACTAATGCAGTCCCGGGTCCGCAATATTCATACACAGATGCAAAGGTATTGTCACCACTAGGAAGTGGATCGGTTCTAGACTATAACTCCAGTTTTATATTTACCAAGACAATCAGTAGTCAACAGACGATCACTGTACTCAACCCGGTGGCTGGACAGATGGTTCTCCTGCAGACGACTAATGCGGTGGCTAACATTGCAGCACCAATTCTCCCTGCAGAATCAATCTTGTACAGTGACAATTGGGACACAGCAATTAATGCGGTCAATCTGGTTTGTATATTGTGTGTGAATAAGACGACACCAAGCTATATCGTGACCGAGAATGCTAAAATGAATTAAAACAAAAACAAAAATAAATATGATACAAAATCAATCTACAATTACTACCTCAAATGTAGCTCAAAGAGCATTTGGTGAATTACCAACAACAGTCCAAAACTTCACTGGCAAACGATATGTAACAGTCTCGTCTGATGCAGACAACTCTGGAAATCTTTTTTACGGTGTGGCTAGACCATACCAGGGATTCGTCTCAATTACGACTGGGCTAACAGCATTGACCGGTGTCGGTACATTATTCACGACCGAGCTTGCAGTGGGGGATCTCATCCAGGTAGCAGATCAAATTTTTACCATTGCAACCATTGTGAATGCCACTAGCGCAACTGTCACAGTCGCTGCAGGAAGTACAATAGTCTCACAGCCATACACAAGCTGGATCAGCACGACCTACAGGTCCACTCGCGTCGATGCAGGGGCTTCATCAGCAACTTTTGTTTGTCATAGGATTAAAGATGTTGTAGTCGTTTCAGCAACTGCAGGGACTCGATTTTCAATCCAAGCTTCGATTTAGTATGTTTCCAGTGATGTTTGGACAGCTTGGGAGTGTATTCCTGGCTTTGACTAGGACCGTACGGTCCCGTATCTCGCAGGTAAGTGGGTATGGGTATTTGTTTGGGTCCAGTAGCACGAATAAGTTGAATAAGCTGCTTAAGGTTTATAAGTCCAATGGGGGAGTACCTGAGCTCCTATACGATGCTAGTCTTAGCGTGAATTATAATCTATTCACAGCAACAGCGACATTATCAACTCAAACTGTAACTTTACCAGTTGGTACTTTCACATTTGGATTTTTGAGTGGTGCAGGGTCAATCGTGTCAGCTGTGTCAACCGCAGTTGCAACTGGGCTCGGTACGATTACGGTAGGTCAGACACAGACTATCAGTGTCACGACCCCTGGCACGATACTCTTTACTGTGACAGGGACAGTAAACAGTGCTCAGCTAAATGTTGGGAGTACATTACTTGCTTATCGCGCAAGAGTAGATGCAACGACTGTCAAAATACTCAACCTTGGTACCCTTGGCAGTGCTGAAGACGGTACTTACACAAACGGTGTGGCAGGATCAATGCTTGCTATCGACACATCTTGGCCTGTGCTTAACTATACCCAATCAGCTACTCAATTTATATCGACTACATATACTCGACCGACTCAAATAACAGCCTTGATCTGGTCTAAAAAGACGGTAAATGTTGCAAACTCTTTGATCGGGACGCTCACTGGTTCAGGCTTTGTGGTAAAGGTCACAAATGCAGGGCGTATAGCGATCGACAAGTCATTTCAGGCTAATATTTACACTTCGGCAGTGGGTGAGGTTCTCACGCTCAACCAATGGAATCATGTAGCAGTGACATTTGATCAGACAGCGTCACCATTTCCTTATAAAGTTTTTTTGAACGGTATAAAAATTGCAGACGCTACAACGACACAAGTGTGCGCCTTCGGCAATCTTATATTTGCACAAAATAACGCAAGTGAGTATGCGAGTGAAAAACAAAACCTCATCACTATTAAGTCTTCTATTCTAAGCGACACACAGATTCAGAATATCTACAATTCTCAAAAATCTCAATACGGATACTAATATGCCACTAATAATATACCGAAAAACAGATGATAGTATAGACATAGACGGACTGCCAAGCGGTTTAGCTTTGGGTACAAAAGTGTGGTTGACAATTAAGAAAGACTATGATGACGACATGACTGATAGTGCCAAAGTCTATGAAGACGTACAAGCAACGACAGTTGTTAATCAATCAACTATTACTTTTAACATTGATAGTGACGACGCACTCTATGATACGATTGAATACGGTCGTTTATATATAATGGGTATTCTTACTCAATCACCAGTAGCCTCATCAAACGACAGGTGGACACCGTTAGAACTTAATTCAGGTGACGGGATCATATTCAAAAAAACTGTTAAAAACGATAGACCAAATTATACACCTTAACTATGCCAACCGCCTCAGTAACTCGTAATGTGGTACAAGCAACAACACCCAAAAATAGGGTGGAGGTCAAGGTTGTCAATTATTTTGACCCAACGAGTAAAGAAAATACTGGAGTTGCTGCGGAGTTAATTACAGCACATACGAACGCTACAGATCCTCACGCTCAATATGCTCTTGATAGTGATTTGACAGCTGGATTGACAGGGAAGCAAAGCAAAATCTCAGTAACAGTCGGTATTAACGATACAAATGCGAATTATAACACTGTTAATTATGCGTCTCATACCCTAGCAGTAAAAGCTGCGTGTGATTATGTTTCAAGTCTTGGAGGTGGTACTGTTGAATGTCAAAAAGGTACATTTACACTTCTCAATCTTAACCTTACGACCACAGCATATTCGAACATAAAAATTAAAGGGCAAGGAAAAGGTAAAACTATTTTCCGACTTTCAGCAGTTGGGTCAATCCTTTCTCTCGGCGATGGAAATGGAGCAAGTCCTGACCACCCAGATAACAACATCATAGAAGGGATAACTTTTGACATGAATAATCTTGGTGGCAATAGCTATGGAGTTAAGTGTCATACTACCAACACGACACTAATTGAATGTAGTTTTATCAATCAAGGAGTTGGAGCTTACAACATGTTGTTTTTAGGTCTTTCTAATAATGTCAGTTTTGTATTTTCTTCTAAAAACTTCACACTTATTCGATGTGATTTTTCTGGTGGAACTGCGTTGTACGAATCTGTGCTACTGGCTCAAACTTATAATGTAAGATTTATCGATTGTTTCTTTGGATCTAAAACACAAGGCTTCAATTTACTTAACTATGGCTCATATGCAGTTGTTTGTACTAATTGCACATTTGAGGATAGCACACAAGCATCAAATGCTCACGGTGATACTAGGTTTGTGAATTGTACTTTTACGAGAGCTAGATGTCTTGTACAAGGGGATAATACAATATTCGATACTTGTGTATTTCAAGGAGATCCTGTTTTTGACTCACTTTGTGGAATCATATTTAGAGGGTATAGACAAAGTAGTGCTGAACAGTCGCTGGGTGCCGATGCACCAAATTCAAACATAAGATTGAAAGGATCAAAAATTAAAGGTTGTATTCTCATAAATTGTAACAGTAATGCAATCAACACAGATACATTTACAGCTCGTAATGGATCTACGCAGTTATCCTGTATTGATCTTTTAATTGAAGGTTGCACTTTTGAAAATACGCATTGGGCAGGTCTTGATGTTCAAGCAGATTACCTTACTTTAAGAGATAATAACGTCAAAAACTCAGGTCAAATTGGCACTTCTTCCACTAAATACAATTATGGATTGGCAGGAAAATTTATTTATTTTGATGGCAATGTTTCAAATGATGACCAGACTGTTAAAACAACGCTCTACGATGTTTACATTGATAATCAATATAGAAACACAGCAATACCTAATCAGACCGTAATATTTGGCAACAATGTATTAGAAGTAAGTAATATTACGCAATACTATTCACCAGCAGGTTCAGGTGGTACAGGTACAGCGGTATTAAGTGCTAATAACAGCCTAAATAGTGTTACCGTTATATCAGGAGGCTCTGGTTACACCTCATCGCCTAACGTAGTATTTACTGGAGGTGAAGGAAGTGGTGCGAGTGCATATGCAAGTGTAGTCGCTGGGCTAGTTACTCAGATAACTGTTACAGCAACAGGCTCAGGATATATATCTGCTCCTACAATTTCATTTACTGGAGGTGGAGGAAGTGGTGCTACTGCAACCGCTAATCTTGGAGCTAGTATTTCAAGTATAACTCTAGGTACAGCAGGGTCAGGATATTTATCAGCATCTTGTGAAATTGTAGGCGGTGGGGGTTTTGGTGCTACTGCTAATGTTACAGTTTCAGCTGGAGGTATCACAGGATTTACGATTACAAATGCAGGTGGAGGTTACACATCAGCACCTACCGTTATTATCACTGGTGGAAGTACATTTACATCTACAAAACCGTCAAATATTATGGTTGATAGATTGGCTTTGACAGGCGAAGTGGCGAGCAAAACTAACCCTATTATTACAGTCCCAACCCACCCAGACAACGCCTCCGCAATTTCAGGCGGTCTTGCAGTGGGAGATATATATAAAACAGCAACAGGGGAATTAAGAATAAGAATATAAAAATAAAAACAAAATGCTTGGAATCAACACAGTAAAAAACTGGATAAACAGAGATAATAATAACAGAGAGATCAACCAGAACATCCGGGCAGGCCTCAATGACCTCATCCAGGACACTAAACAGGCAACTGCAGGCCAGTCTCACTTCTTTGATATGCAACCCTTCTACACCACCTCTGGAATTGGAAACATAATCGGACTAACGGACCAAGCTGTATCCTCCAAGGACCTATACGAACTGATGGAACGGGACTCATATATCTCGGCACTCTATGACCAACTTGTCTCTGTGATTACTAAAAATGGATGGAGATTCGGTGGGTCCGTAGGACTTGCTAGGGCTTACAGCAACAAACTTGAATCAATCAAAATTGATGATCTCATAGCTTCCGTAATAGCAGCCCGCTGGGCTGATGGTGGAGGGAACTTCCTGAGCCATACGGTTAAAGCTGGAAGGGATCTGGAAGTGCGTGTTGAGCCGTTCTTGGCAGAGGGTTTCTCGAGAGTCGCTGTGTACGGTGATAATAAAAACAGAAAGGTGACCGGGTACGAGATTATAGACTCTTTTACCCAACGGCCAATCTACAGTTTCAATTCTGAGACTGATTATATATTTCATGGGAGATACTCTCAACGAGGCGATTTCAGGTTCTCATCCAACCCAGCTAAAAAAGCTGTATTCTGGTACATACTCAAAAAAACCATAGCAGGGATGACCCTGTCAAGTTTTCAGAACGGACTGCAGGACCCGACGATCATGTCTTTGGACTACGATGGTCTGGCCAAATTGGCAACTGCGTTTTCGACCCAAAATAATAAGGTTGGAGGTAGTGTCGCAGGAAATTTCAGTAAAGAATTTTCAACTGATCCAATCAAGTTTTTTAGGGACCAAGCGGAGATTACCAAGTCAATTATTGCAGACGAACTGACAGGGCCTGGAAATGCTAACAAAGCTATCATGACTAAGGTCCCAGTGACGGTGACTAAGGTCGGCCGAGATAATAAATCAATGGAGACAATCCCACTCCTACAGGTCTGTGATGAAGAGATGGGATATGCATTTAGAATGTCAAAAGGCATTATCAACACAAAGGACAGTAAGTATTCAAACGCTGAAGTGGAGTCTGATAACTTCCAATCTCTGGTCGTCGAGCCTGAGCAGAAATACATAGCGGACTGGGTGATGAACTGGGTGATGCCTATATTTTTCAGCAACTATGACAAAGAGAAAAATCCATTTATATTTGGGGTTGATCCAGATGCTGAGGATTTACAATCTTATGAACTGATGACTAATCGAACTAAGTCGCAGTCCGAGATAATCGCTGCACTGGTCGGTACTGGGTATGAGCTAGACCTCGAGAAAAACGAGATTATAAAGGTAGGGGAGCCAACACTTTCTACACCTCCTGACAAGTCAGGAAATCAGGAAGTTGGAAAGTCAGGTCCAGAAAATGTAGTGGATAATACCAAAGATGCTTCAGCTGTCAATGTAGAAAAAAAAAAGAGTAGGGGGGTGATTAGGGCAGTTCAAAATGTCGCCCCAAGCGGGTGTGTCATGGCCATGCTTGACCCGTCTGAGTTTGCAAGTCTACTCACCGAGATAGCATACACCGATACATATACAACAAATGAATCATATGCTTCAGGAAAGGTAACCGACCAACATATAACCTTGTTGTATGGACTAGAAAAAACAGTCACTACACAGATCATCCAAGAAAAATTGGATGGGACTTTTGACGATACAGAAATATTTTTAGACCACCTCACCGTCTTCAAACCTGAGGGTAAAGAATACGAGGTACTAGTGATCGAATGTAAACCTACAGACAATATCCTAGAAGCCAACTCGATACTCCGAGATCTTCCATACCAAAATAATCACCCGGACTATAAACCACACGTCACCCTTGCTTATCTTAAAAAAGGTGAAGGGGATAAATACCTAGAAAATATCGATCTACCAAAGCAGAGTTTCCGGATCCAAAAAATTGTATTCTCACCAGACGGGTCAAGTGACAGTGAAACGGTTATGGATTTTACCAAAACAGATGAATCTACAAGAGCCTTCCTCGACAAAGCTATCGATGGGAAAAACGCTAAAAAATTTGAGAGCATTATAAGGAATGCAACGACGGACCAGCTCAACTTCTACACCAAGAAACTAGCCAAGTACGACACCTTAGAAGAGGCGATCAAAAACGTCCAAAAGGACCTCCCGTCAATCACCAGTTCTGGACTTCCAGTCAACACGATGAAAGCCCAATTGATGAAATTTGCCAAGGTAGGGATGGTTGAGTTCGAAGCAACACACAAAAAGCGAAGTTACAGCAGAGCGACAGAGTATGAATACGAGTACCCACCCGAACTCGTGGAATTGTTCGACACCAAATCCCAGGTGCTATTGAAGGGTTGGGACAGTCTCGATGAAGATCAACGGGCTATCATGGACAAGTTTTGGTCCAGTAGACCGTATGATGGGTACCAGGGTCTTGATGCTGAATTGTCCAGTGAAGTTAATACGATCCTAAAACGAAGCCTAGATGCAGGACTAGGTATTGCAGAAGCGGTCAAAGAAATGCAAGTATTGACCCCAGAAAGGGCTGAATGGCGAGCATTGAGGATAGCCAAAACGGAGTCTGCTCAGGCAATCGAAGTAACTCGGTATCAACTGTACACCTCAAATGGGTACAAATGGAAAAAAAGAGTGACGGTCAATGATGACCGCGTGCGAGATCGTCACAGAGATGATCGGGAGGAAGGGTGGATACCAATCGCTGACTCATTCAAGGCAAGTGGTGAGCAGGGTCCGCACGATGCAGTTAATTGTAGGTGTAATCTTAGGTATTCAGACAGTGTGAAAAAGCCGGATTAGTTCTGGAGAATATAGAAAACCCAGGCAACTACCAGGAATCCTAGAATGCCGACAATTTTGTCGAATAAAAATGACCTTTTTAGGTCTTTGAATACTGCTTGTGGCGCCATTAATCCAAGTAGGAAAAAGGAGATGGTTGCGAGGGGTGTTCCGATTGTGTATAGGGTCCAGAGTAGGGTGATAACTGAGAGTATTATTCGCAGTGGTCCGACAAGGTATATTACATTTTTTAGGTTTTGTGTGTGCTCTTCCTTATTTTTTGTTGCGTCACTATTGTTCAAATCGTCAAAGGCTTTCCTTATTCTATTGAAGTCTTTTTTTTGCTCAAACAGGTTGAGTGAGTAATAAAGTAAGGTCAAGAAAGTAAAGAAAATATACATATAATGGCAGTATATCTCGACTTTTTATTTTGTGCAATTTTGGATTGACAAAATGGGGGGGTAAGTTATGTTTCAGTCACTATGGTTATATACTCATCAAATAAAATTATTATATCAGACTACCTTACAAGATACATTAGCTAAAAAAATAAAACCAGAAATTGCGAAATAAAATTCACCTTAAAAATAATTATCCCTCCTAAATTGGAGGGTATTTTTTGGTATCTACGAAAGTAGAAATATAAATATTACAGTATAATATCAGTATTTCTACCATCCAAATCACTATTCTCACGATGAATCCAAGAACTCTTCTAATAATTTCTTAGGGTTGACCTTCCGGCCAGCAATATTCATGGCTCGGGTCCTCTGCAGTTTATGGTATTTATCTGAAAGTTTTATATTATGGAATATTTTACTGAGCATAGACATAGGTGATAGTTTTGACATAACGGTGCAAATAAAGTAAGATACTTGTAAATATTTCTGTCAATAAAAAACAGAAACAAAAATAAAAAATGGCAGAAAACCAAAAATACGACGATACAATTGTCAATATAAGAGTGGTTAACGTCCGAGAGGACCGAGGTGACAAAGTCATTAGGGTTGCCCTGGTAACTGACATCACTGACTCGTACGACTCTGTAATACACCCAACTGGGTGTGTATCTCCTATTGCCTCTACACCGGTTGATTTCATGCATAACCGCATTGCGACCGAGGCAACGATGGAGAATGACAAGATCGAGACTATAAAAATGCGTCTTGCTGGTGGTGAGGAGGTAGAAGTCCAAGCACTTTGCGTAGACGTAAGGGTGCCAAAAAATGCCAAAGAATATACAAGGGAAAATCAATCTCTCCCAAAAGAGGATATCCCAAGCCTTTGGGATGACGTCGACAGAGGTCAAGTCCGATGGGGTTCCGTAGATTTTACTCCACTAGAAATAGTGGAATATAAAAACGGTAAAGGTGACCTAATCCGAGTTGAATTCCCAAAATGGAGACTTAACTTTTTCTCACTTCTTAAAACAAAGCCAGGGCAGGATTCAAGTTATTTCTTGAATGTGAGATCAAAACATATAAACACAGAAACTGAAAATCAAAAAATGTCAAAATACAAAGCTGAGGATACAGTTCGAATTATCCAAGAAATCAAAATCGATAAGGTGGAAACTATCAATGACCAGTCAGTCTACACGGTCCGAGTAGGGGATACCGAGCTTGTGCTTGATGAGACTTCACTAGTAACATTGCAGGTTCCAGAAATCGAAAATATTGAGGCAAAGAATGCAGGCAAACGAGCTTATGCTAGTGCATGCGTGAAGCGTCAATCTGATGGGATGCTTGGCGTCGTGACCAAGACAGTCAAAGAACAGAATGCAGACGGGGCTGATACCGAGACCGTCACTATTCTTACAACTGACAATGCTACCTATACAGTAGATGGCTCAAAAGTGTCTTGGGAGATAGAAGATGGTGTTGAATGGGTTTACGCTGAAATGGGAGATCTCCTTGTTTTCCTTATTGCACAAAAATCTACTACAACAAACCGATCAGCACCAGACAGTGAAGATGAACCAAACGACCTCGACATAGCAAATCTTAGGATTGCACAACTTGAAAAAGACTTGGAAGTCAAAACCAAACTCCTAAATTCACCAGAGAACAAACCAGACGATCCAAAAACTCGATCCGTTGATCCTATCTCTCAAAAAGGTGAGGGTGCAGCTGACCAAGTCAATGATGAAGAGGATGAAATCGAAAAAGAATTTCACCGAATAAATCACAAAATTAAAAATAAAAAATTCTAATAATAACAAAAAATGTCCGTAACTAAAGAAACCCTACCAAAATTAAATTTACGCTTTGTAACCGAAGCTGACATCACAGACAAGGAAATAACAGAAAGTGAGCTTAGAGCTCTTGATATGATTCGATTTGAAGACTATCAAGTTGAAATGAGTAAAACTTTTGTAGATTTCACTCGAAAAGCTACCAAGGACCTTGCAGCAGAAAACCAAGACACATTGGAAAAATACAACCGTATTCTTAGAATCTGCGAAGGTGATCACTTAGCTGCAATCAATACACTCATGTATACTGATCATCAGTTCCGTGCAGAGTACAATCAATTACAAGGTGACAACCCTCGATGCCAAGTTGACTACTCAGTCACAGCAGCCCGAGCAGGGGCTAAGGAATTCAAAGCATACCGCAAAGCAAGTGAGCAATTCCGTGCTGCAGTAGTTTCTACCGCAAACCCAGGTGTTGCTAACACAGTAGATACAACAGTATCTCAAGCGATCATGTATAGAGCTGAAAACATCGGCCAAATTCTTCCAGAGATTTCCAAAATCACTATCCCGTATGGTGACTACGAAATGCCATTCTATAACAAATATTCACTAGGAGGCTACCTAACCGAAACTGGTACAGTTCCTGACATCCAAGGCGACCTTGATGACGCTACTAACGGTATCAAGAAAACAAAATGGACTCCTCGTGATTTCGCATTACTGCTTGAGCAATCTTTCCGAACAATAACTAAGCTATCACCAGCAGTTTTGTCTCAGATCTTTGGATTTGTAGCAATCGCTTTAAATTCTGGAATGGAATACCAAGCAGTCTCTGGTCCAGGTACAGGTCAAAATGAATCAGGAATGCTTACTGTTGCAACTTCAGTTGCATTCAACGGCAACGCTTACCTAACATCTGTTGATGCATGTTCCCTAGTCGGATCAAGAAATGTAGTCAAAAAAATCATGGTCATGAATGAACGAGCATGGGGTGAATTCAAGAAACTCAGAGTGATCAACAAAGCTTATGGCGATTCAATCGATTCTCAAAAGAAAATGGTTGATGACGTAAGGGTTATTGTAGTACCTGAGTCAACTATTCCAACAGTCTCAAATGCAACCTCAGTTTTAGTTGGCGATCTTAGCCACTATTTGGCAGTAACTACAGGCGAGCTTAAAGAGTACATTCTTGACAATGGTAAATCACTAAACAGACAGACTACATATCACGTGCTTCGAGACGCTAGAGCAATATTTACTGATTCGTTCGCTAAATTCTCTCTTACGGTAAGCTAGATTTGCATAAATTTAATATATATAGTATACTAATAACATGTCTAAATTTATCGTAAATCCAAAAGAAGATGGTGGGGATATTTCCCTATCCATCCTAAACTCCAAGGGAGAAAGCCAACTACTGGTGGTCAACAAAGAATATAATGTTGCTGATTTTTCTAGCAATGATCTATTGTTTTTTTCTAGCAATGGTAAAAAAAATAAAAAGGGTGAGTGGGAATATCTTCCAAGTATCACTTTCTTAGATGCAACCCTAGAATTAAAACCAGACGTCCCAGCGGTCGATATTGCTGAGTCTATTAAAGCAGGCCAGGTGGTCAACAAAGAAATTAAAAAAGAGACTAAATAATTATGATTCCTATAGCAAGATATCCAAACGCGCAGCTTACCGCACCAGGTAACGGTACATCATTTAACATTGGTCAACTTGGTGCTCCATCTGCAATTTGTAGAGTAGTTGTCGCAGCAATCAATACTAATGTCACTGTCAGGGTTGAACAGAGTGATACTCCTGTCTTTACAGTTGTACAGCAACGAACTCCAAATGTTGTTTTAACAGAAAACGGAAATTATGAGATTGACTATCAGCCTCGTTTCCCATTTGTTAGGGTAGTCTTTGTCGCCGAAACTGGTGGTACAGCAGCAACACTTGACTGCACACACGAGTTATTCAGACTTAACTAATTACAACACTTTACAACTATAGGGCTAGGTTTCACTCGTTGATCCTAGCCTATTTATACATATACAAATGCCTCTCAATCTTCTAACAAAATCAAAATTTTTTGCAAAAACAGGTGTGCAAGCTGAGGATATCAATGACACTTATTTAGAGAGTGCTATTGAAGACACCAATGCAATAATAGAAGCCCAGCTTGGGTCTCTATTTGCTTTGACTCCAGCGACTACACTGGAATATACTTTCAAATCATCACCAAGAATCGTACCAGTTGGAACTTGGCAAAAAACAGGGCTCGTCGTTAAGGTTGGTAGGCAAGGGTCTAGTTCTCTGACAACACTGACCGAAGGTGTGGATTATACTTTTTTCTATACTGAGAATTCAATCCCGGACCCAGTAGGAACCAAGGTTGTCATTGGTGTAAGGCTTGTGAGTCGACGTCTAGACTCCCTTGACTTCCTACAACTAACTGGTACATATGGGTACAGTGCAGAGGTCCCAGCAGACTATAATTTGGCAAAGGTATTGTATCCTAAAATAGCAGAAATGTGCTATGCGAGCAAGATCCAAAGCGAGACAGGTGGGTACGGTGCAATCACCGATGCTGGAATAGGGAAGGTCAAAGTTACATTTGGCGAGGGTTCCTCAGTTAAAACCCCAGCAGAGCTAGAGGGTGAGATAGCTCAATTGATATTTGAAGTGAAAAGGAATTTTGACTTTTCGGATATGTTACCAATGAGTATAGGATAGAGACATGAAGCTAATTTTACTCAAGAAATACAAAAAATTATATTTTAAAAAACTGTCTGATCGTAACTTTTGGCTTGTTAAGGGGGTGAGTGATTTAATCAATATGTATAATCGATTTGATATCACTATCATAATAGATAAATCAGCTAAATCAGATGACCCAATTTTTTGCCATTCTGATAACTCAGTGTGCTCAGGAATTATTTATATCGATCCCGATAGAGCATATAGTGCAGACTATACTGATAAAAATCTTGTGACTATAGCCCGAACACATTGTGAAAATATTAAAAAATCAAAAATTTTACTAAATAGTAAAAGGTATCTTGATTTTGTTTTAGGTATTTGTCACGAAGTTGGTCATATCAAAAAACAGCATGGACTAGATAAAAACGCATCAAAGTACAGTACAGATATAGAATATAGGCAAATGATTGAGGCTGAAGCTGAACAGGAAGTAATAATCAAAGCAAAAGATATGAAAATTGGAGATCAGGCAGTTTTGAGTATTATTGAACCCATATAATTATGCCCATTAAACTCAAAGCATTAAGATTCGAATATACCCAGGCAAATTGGTATAAAGCCGTTGATAAAGCCAAATCAGAGTCAAGCTACTCATCAACACCAGTTCTCATACCAGAGGTCTACTACCAGGATACAAATGGAATAATCGGTGGTATCCGAATAGGTACCGAACATACGGTTTGGATCCCAGCCAAGTATGCTGAGAAATTTATCAGAGGTGAAAAACTACAGATCGGAAATAATACATTTTCAATCCAGGACATCCAAGAAAATTTTTATCGAAAAGTTGATGGGTCAATTTGGAAGCCAAACTCACCAATAGAGTCTCACTATGAAATCACCATTTTACACCCGAACGATTAAAAATGTTACTGAAAATTGAAGAGGAGGGGTCTACAAACTTCCAAAAAAAATGGCTGAATAAAAAGTGGCCACTCGAAGTTGCACAAAAAGCAGTCTTCTACGCTGGAGCTTTCATGGAAGATCGAGGCATAGAAAATCTAGAATCTCGAACCTATACTGGAACAAAATATTGGAAGCTGAACGGCTGGTTGAAAAACGGTTGGCGCCAAAAAGTATCTGATGGGGGGTTATCGATCAAAGTAATCTCCAACCCTCAGTTTGCAGGTGCAGACTTCAACTATGGTCCAGCTAATGACACTGGACACAAAGAGATACGACCAGTAAAAGCCAAAATATTAGCAGCTCCAGTTTCGAGATTTAACGTTGGAATGGTCCCGGCAAAGCTCCTGAGTAAAGATAAAAAGTGGGTGATTTTTGGGAAGCGAGTCAAAGCAACAAAAGGCAACCACTATTTTCAGGATGCGATTAAGGCCACAAAAGAAAATCGAAAATCATTTTTAGAAAAAGCATACAAAAATTTCAAACCAAAATAATCATGTCACAAACAGCATCGAAAGCATCTACATATATTGATACTATCACAACACTAATCTCGCCAATTGAATTTGGCACTGTTGAAACGCTGGGGTCTGCTGGTTTAATATACAAACAGGATAGATCGGAAATAAGTCATCTTACTGAGATACATGTTTATCGAGACAATCTAAAAACAGTGATCCTTGATAATGTCACCAATCAGCGTACCCACTATATTGTAGTATCGATTATAAGTAATGCTGAGAAAAGGGCAGAGCAGGCCCAAGAAGATATCTATTATTTAGAGGAGAAACTAATGGAAGTCCTAGAAAAAAACCATGACAATATCGGATGGGAGTATCTTAATAACTATACCGCCCTTTCAAAAGGTAGGGTGTACAACTCAGCCTACTTTTATAAAGATATTGTCCTCGAGATCAATGAGGAGGTTTTGACCCGTACCAGTTAGTTAGTTTTGACATAACGGTGTAAATAGGGTACTATGACAATATAAAATGGCTAAAGAGACAAAAACAGAAATCGAAATAAAAGAACCAGAAACTCAATTGATAGAGTTTCACTTCCCAGACGTAGGGGTTACGATTTTTGCAGAAAATTACGAAAATGCTGTAAAAATTCTCACTGATACCATCAAAAAATAAAAAAATAAAAACTAACAAAAACAAAATTAAATGTCATTTCACGGAAGACGTGATGACGTCGGGATAAAAAAAGATGCCGTACGTCTCACCGCAGAAACTACAGCAGCAAAATGGCTGCCATATACATCTTTTGATCTTCAAAAAAAGTATGAATTCTTCAAAGATGATTCAGCTTTTGGCCGCAGAGAAGCTTTGCTTGATACTACAATTGCTAAAGAATGGGTAGAGGGTGGAATGGAAGGTAAATTAGACCCAGAAACATTTGGAGATATTCTCTTTTATTTCTTCGGGACTGATACACCGGTCACGGCACTTGGTGCAACAACCCACGTTTTCTCAGTTAACCAAACGAGTTTACTTCCAACATTCACAGCTTTTTATGAGAATTCAGCAATGGGTTGGCTTTGTAGCAGGGCAACAACTATAAGCGAACTGGAAATCTCAGCAGAGGAAGGCTCTGATGCAGTCAAATGGTCTACTAAGATGCTGGGACTTGCAGAGAATGCTCCATCTTCTCAAACACCAGCCTACACCGAACCGACAAAAATTTTACTTCCTAAGCACCCAATAGCTAAATTTGCCCCTCTTGTAGTTGGCTTGAACGCTGGCACAGTCTTAGATCTTAAATCGTTTAAGTTAAGCATGAAAAATAACAGTGAAGTTAATTTTGACCTCGGTAGCCAATTAGGCACTGATATTTATTCTAAAAACGTAGAAGGTGAATTATCTATAACTTGTGTTGTTAAGACTTCGACATTTGACGCCTTGTTTAGGGCTGGTACAGCTCAGGCTTTACAGATATTTATTGAGAATACACAAGCAGCGGTGCTTGGTACTTCAGCACTTAAACCAGCACTTAAAATCGAGGTACCACCGAGTTTAATTGACATAACGTATAAAAAAGATATCAACGGTATCACTACGTTTGACGCAACAATACCGTTGGAGTATTCATTTACCAATTCATTTGCAGTGAGGGTATCACTACAAAATCTTGTGGCAACTTATTAGTATTATAACATATATAAATAATTTATGCAAGACGAAATCTTAACAAATCAAAATCAAGAAATTACAACTCACGTAGTTGAACAAAATAAAGCAACAGAGGTAAAATTATCAAATGGTGCAATCTTAACTTTCAACCCTAACAGAGAAATCCTATGGGATGACTACTGCACTTGGCAGGACTTAGGTTCTAAAGTCAAAGGTGGATTAAATGAAAAAAACGATATCGAGATAGATATGAGTAATTCAGCTGCAGGATTACGAGAGCAAAAAATCTGGCTCATTAAATTTTATTGGGAAGGTGCTGAAGAAGTAAAATTCGGCAAACTAGGTGCTGAAGAAGTAGCAAATCTTTATATTCCAATCAAAAATTCAGGTGTCCTAAAAAAAGTCGAAGCCGCCTTCAAAGACGAGGTAGTCAAGGGTTAGGTTTCATTACTGATGAAGAGTGGGAACAGGTGGTCATTGCGAATAAAAATGGCAAAGGACCCACTCCTCGCGACTACAACCTTGTGATACTTTGGAGTGAAAAATTCGGCGGCCAGTCATGGAATGAATTCGTTGGTAAAAAACAGAAAGGGACACCTTTTTACATAATCGGTAGACTCCAAGACTTTATTTCAGCACAGGCTGAAGGCCAAGAACGAGCCAGAAAAGCTGCAGAAAATAAACCAAAATAGTCAAAAGTGTCTCAAGAGCAACTCAACTTACTAATAACGGCCAAAAACCAACTCTCGCCAGTTTTGAGTGAGGCTTCTGGTGACGTTGATAAGTTTAAGAAAAGTTTAATTTCACTTAAAGAGCAGGGGCTCGATGCCTTAAATGGTACAGTGACAAAAGTCGCTGATGTACTCAAGACCAGTTTTATTGCTGGTGTTGTTGCGTTGATCGGGGTGATGGGAGCCTCGACAATGGCAAGTATCAAGTTCAACGAACAGATGGCTAATGTAGCCTCTCTTATGCCAGGTGCAACCGCGCGCGTGGAAGAGCTTAAAAAATCGGTACAAAATATTGCGATCGTAACCGGTAAATCAACAGACGATATCTCTCAAGGATTATACCAGGTAATATCTGCCTTTGGCGACACTGCAGACAGTGCCAAAATTCTCGAGATAAATGCTAAATCGGCAATGGCAGGTCTTGCCTCAACTACTGATGCAATCAACCTTACTTCCGCAGTCACAAAGGCATACGGCGATACCTCCGCAGTCGCAGTGCAGAAAGCCAGCGACCTTGCCTTAATGACAGTTCGACTAGGTCAAACAACCTTCCCAGAGCTTGCAGCAAGTGTTGGTAGGGTAACTCCTCTCATGAAATCCCTTGGTGGAAGTCAAGAGGAGCTATTTGCCGTAATGGCAACTATGACCGGAGTTACAGGTGGCGCGGCTGAGGTATCAACTCAACTCGCTGGAGCTTTGCAGTCTGTAATGGCACCGAGTAAAAACACAGCAGACCTGATGAAAAAATTAGGCTTTGCAAATGGTGAAGCCATGATCAAGTCGTTAGGATTGCAGGGGTCAATAAAAAAACTAGTTGATGAAGCTAAAAAGACTAATCAGCCTTTGCAAAATTTTATAGGATCTATAGAAGGTCAAATATTAGCACTCGGACTCGCAGGTCCACAGGCTGAGGATTATAAAAATAAATTAATGCAGATGGGTGCTGCAGCAGGGGCAACAGATGCAGCATTTAGAGAGCAAACACAGGGAATTAATTTATTTGGATTTATAATTAGAAAAGTACAGAGTCAGTTACAGGTATTATCACAAATACTGGGAGATAAAATTGCAAATCGACTTGCCCCTTATGCTGAAGAGTTCTCAGAGTTTTTACTTAATTTAGATATTCAAGGTACAATCGATAAATTTAAAATGTTCTATGGTATCCTTATCGATGGAGCTGTACCAATGGATCAATTGAGTGGTAAAACAGCTATGGTGGCCGATGCATTACAGCGTATGCATACCATTGGAAAAATAGTATTTACATATTTTAGAGAGCATACCGACCAGCTAAACGCTTTATTTGTAGGATTTGCGGGTGCAGGAGTTGCTATATTAGCGGGTGCAATGGGGCTTCTTGCCATCAACGTATTACTTGCTGCAGCACCATTTATTATACTAGCTGCAATAATTGGAGGGGTCTATCTTGCCTGGGTAAATCAAGCCCAAATCATAGATTTTATAAAAGGTAAATTCAATGAGCTTAAAGAGTCGGTAATTGATCCATTGATAATTAAATTTAATGAGTTCAAAGAGAAAATACAGGATATTTGGACTACTTTTTCCAAAACCCAAGAGTTCTCACTTTTCAAACAAACTTTTGAAGCTGTCAGTGGTGCGGTCCAAAATCTAATACCATTTGTGATTGTAATAGCAGGTATAATAGGGGTATATTTGTTCGGAGCATTACAGTTAGGGATTTATGCTTTCCAACAACTCTATCCAATCATCTTAAGTATATGGGGTTCATTAATCGAATTATTTAACGCATTGCAACCAATCATTCAGATAGTCTTAGCAGTAGCGGTGACAATAGCAACAGCTCTATTTCCAGTTTTCATGTATCTAGGGACTTTGATAGTCCAATTAATAGCAGCATTCGGCTGGATGTTATCTGGAATTATTACAATACTTACGGGTATTATAAACTTTATAGTCGGAGTATTTACTGGAAACTGGAACCTCGCCTTTCAGGGGATAATCCAAATTATCGGAGGGTTTATAAAATTTGTCTGGGGATATTTGAGTATATTCTTAGCTCCATTCAGGGCTTTATGGGATGGGGTTGTGAATTTATTTGGAACTTTTAGTTTGATAGAGACCGGTAAAAACCTTCTCCAAGGGTTGATAGATGGAGTTTCGAGTATGGCAGGTAGCCTTATTCAAGCGGTTTCTAAACCAGTGCAAGAGGCGATAGATAAAGCCAAAAACCTACTTGGAATCCGCTCCCCATCGCGAGTTTTCGCAGAGATGGGTGTAAATATGGTACTGGGAATGGCTGGAGGTATCGATAAGACCACACCAATGCTTGCTCAATCGAGCGAGAATATTGCCCAAACCTCTATTAATGCCGCGCAGTCAACAGCAGGGCAGTCAAATAGCGTCAGTAATAATAAATCAGTAACAATTGAACGAGGTGCGATTGTGATAAATGGAGTGCAAGGAGTAGATGACTCAGTGATCCAGCTAATTGTAGACCTGATCATTCAGAAACTTGGCCAACAAAATCAAACTGCTTATACAAGCCCAGGATTCTAAAAATATTTTATGCTTAATTACCTTCTATTATTTGGAAATAATGTAATAACCAACGAACACTATGGAATCGGTGATGAAGATAGTAGGGGTGCTAACCCAATCGATCTCCAAGAACTCCCAATCGCCAGAGGTGGATCCGTTGTTGTCAATGAGCGACCGCAGAGTAAACAAATTTCCCTGCAAGGGAGTGTAGGGTATGATTCATCAAAAGATAATATCGTCAGTCTTACTGATCGCCTCAATAGACTCTATCAAAACGATGGCCCAAAATATTTGAGAATTGTTCCCGATCTAGCATACCAATTTATTGATGATGCTAAAAATACAACTGGAGTTACATTATCCGACGATGCAACAGGGTTGGCAAGTGATACTGATGAGTTCCAATTTTTCAAAACCTCAACAAAATTCAACGTGGTTGTGGCAACAAGTGTGAATAATTATGCAACGTATACCCGAACTGTCGCTGCAGTCAATTTATCGTCCCTAGCACTCACAGGAAATATAGAATTTGCACTTAATATCCCAGATACTTTGTACGTAACCAGTGTAGAAGTAAGGGTAGGGAGCTCAAGCGGTAACTATTATTCAGCAACCCTAACGAAAAACTATGAGGCCAAACCAATTGATTACGGGTGGAACTATTTTTCAACCCCTTGGTCTGGTATGACAATCACTGGATCTCCAAATACAGCATCGATGACTTATGTATTCGTCCGAATAAACTACTCTGCAAGTGCGGTTGATATATCGAACTGTAACTTTGGAGGTCTGCTTTGGGTGAACGAAAGCAAAGTCAAAAACTATCAATGTCGACGGCGAAATCAGGTCCAAGTTTCTCGCCTGCATAGCTTCCAAGTCAATCATTTGAGATATTCAGTCAATCTATTAAATGAGACAGGTTATGGTGAAGCCACTCATCCAATTCAACTATTCAATCAGACCGGGATAACTACATTATCCAACACTCAGACATTCACGCTGAATGGATCACGAGATCAGTATCCTACGTATTCTTTGAAGCTAAATACAATAACCAATCTCAATCAACTCAGGATCACTAATCTAAATAACAATCAGTCAGTCATATTCTCAAACACATGGGCGCCTGGCGACATCGTCACAGTCGATACCCAGACCCTGAACATAACTAAAAACGGACATGTACAGATTTGGGACGGATTTTTACCAATTTTTAAACCTGGATTCAATCGACTAAAAGTAGATGTGGTACAATCAAGTAATAATGTGTTAGCATACACAGCATACGATTCTGAAACCTATACAGACGGGTCTGCAGTATTTGCACCAATTCGTCTGGCTCAGTCATTTATTGCACCAATCAGTGGATCGATAGTTGATATAAAAATTACAATCCGGGGTGCAAGCCCTGGTGCCGCAGTGCAGACTTTAGCGCTCCAAGCTGACTCAGCAGGAAGTCCATCTGGGACAAATTTGACGTCTGGGACTTTTATTTCGATACTTGACTATCAGGTGGATAGCCCAACCTTGACAGGATTTACTCCGTATACTGTCACAGCTGGGACAACCTACTGGATAGTCTTACTTCCAGATGCTTCAAATGGAACGTCTTGGAAACGTAACTCAACAGGTCCTTATGCCAGCGGGTCGGCCAAATCCTATTCAGGTGGATCCTGGTCTGCAGTGACTGGTGACTTCACTTTCTCGGTGACTACAGAGCCAACCCCAGCAACAAATATCGATTTTTCGGCAAGTTATAAACCACTATTTTCTTAAACCTATGGCGGTTAAAAATATCCTTCCTCGAGTCTATAGAAATGACCTTGATATCCAAAACACCTTGGTTCTTGATGGTGTTGACGACCGAGTCACACTTCCAAATCTTGGGATAAGTGGTAATGCTGCGATAACTGTTGAGGCATGGGTAAATGTCAACGCTACAAGTGGAGTTTATTCAATCTTTGGTTTTGGTGCAGGGGATACCACTCAATCATTTGTAATGAGATTGGAAAATGGGAACTCAGTGAAGTTTCATATTGGAACAGGAACTGCAGATGAGGTCTTTGTCACGACCGCAAATTACTACTACTCATGGGTGCATATTGCAGCAGTGTATGATCCAAGCGTATCAACAATGTATCTATATTCGAATGGAATTTTAGTTGGTTCAAAGACTGCGACCAACCCTAATTTTTCCAATTCGAACTATTGGATTGGAATGTTCCCAACTGGCTTTTACTACATGAAAGGTAGAATATCTGAACTAAGGATTTGGAATTCTGTCCGTACTGCACAGCAACTTCTGGATAACAAAAACAAGAAACTGCTTGGAACTGAAAGTGATCTCAAAGCATATTATAGATTCAACGAAGGGACAGGAACTACTATCAATGATACCACCTCAAACGCTTTCCACGGGGCTCTACAAAATGCCGCCCCGACTTGGGATACAAACACCTTACCACCAATTTTCAACCGTACGTACAAAGGAATTTATCCGGACTATGCAGTGTCGTCCTTTTCCAGTTCGATCAATGCTGGATCTGGAGAATTGAAAATAAAAGTGCCTAGAAAATTTGATAATTTTGGTGAGGGTTCTGAGATTGATTTCAATAACGAGATTGAGTATTATGTATATGATAAAGATGCACCAAACGGCATCAAGATATATACTGGTACAATTCAGGAATATTCATCATCTGTGACAGACAAAGAGGAAGTTGAGGTCCGAGTGATTGGTTCAGTTTTTAATCTCGATAATGATATTCTAAAATCAGGAAATACAATTAAATTAGGTATTTCTGGAATCGATCCAGGTAATGAATTCAAATATATTGTCAATAAATATCGAGAGAATAACCCATACAGCAGACTGAACTATACCAGCACTTCAATTCAATTGATGGGAGCAACGAGAAACTACGCTTTTTCTTCCGAAACCTACTTGTCGGCCATCGAGCAAATCATGAAAACAGTCAATGCGGACTGGTATTGGTACATCGATAGTTCTGATATATTCTATTTCCAACAAATAGCTACAATTCCTAAACATTTTTTCACTTTTGGTAAAAATATAACGAGTATAAAACAGACAAAATCAATCCTAGATATGACAAACTCTGTGTTATTTTGGAATGATAATTCTCCTTCAATTAGTAAACTATACACTGACTCGCTTTCTGCTTCAAAATATGGTCGAAGGGTCAAAAAAATAAAGGATAGTAGATTTACCAATACTACATCTGCAGATAATTATGCACAGCGTGAGATAGATGTTGCCAAAAATCCACTCAATACAATCGAGATCGAGATTATCGATAACAACTATTCAAGTTTTGGCTATGATATTGAGTCGATCAAACCAGGTGATACTTTTAGAATCCTAAATGTGGCCGCAGGTTCCCCACTCTATTCTCTTAATGTTATTACATCAATAACCTACAATATCAACTCAGTTAAAATTGTTGCATCAGATAGGCAAGCATTTGTTGCGCGTCGTCTCTATGAGCTTCAAAGACAGGCTGATGAAATGACTTATGCTCGAAATGGTCCAACGAATTATACTAACTAATATGACCTATCAATATATTTTTAATCAAATTCTCATTTTTCTGGCTGTGATTGGTTTTGTATTTTCAACCCAAATCATCCAGTTTATTGCCAACTATTATTTTGGCCAAGTCGGCTCAATTATAGCAACAGCCATAATTATTTACCTCACTTTATTACTAACCCAAAAATATGACTTCAAAAAAACTACCAAAGGTAAAAGAGATTGATATTCAACGTGGAATAATCAATTATTTACAAGCCCTAGAAAACCGTGGTGACTTGTATTTTTTCCGTTCAGGATCTGGAGCGGTGCCAACCGCCCGTGGAAGTTTTTTTAAAACTGGTAAACCAGGCTGTCCAGACATCTCGATTGTGACCAACACTGGGCAGTACATCGGAGTGGAAGTCAAAACACCAATTGGCCGAATGTCACCCGACCAAAAAATTACTCAAAATAAATTGAGCAGACTTGGTGCCACATATATCATTGCTCGATCGGTAACTGAACTTGAAAGTGACCTAAAATCACTTGGTGTGATACCAGATTAGCTTTGGCCAGAAAAATGACCTCGTGTAAGCGATTTTCAGAGGCTTTTAATAATTGTTCGAGTAAATATACCCAAAAAGATACAATATTGATATTTTAGGAGGTTTTGCACCTCAAGTAGAAAAATAGACAGATATCAGTATAAAAACCATATACCCCTATAAAAATAGGGGCTTTTTGGTTATTTTTTATCTTCTCAAACTATAACAATACAATCCCAATTAAAAATAAATAAATCGGTATGGGGTAATAACTTCCTGTGAAATTACCCAATCATACTATCCAGAAATTTAAAATATTTGTCAACAAAAAAAACCAGCCAAATGAATGGCCGGTTTAACCTACACGCAGTGAGCTAGACGAGATGATACAAAGATCATCACTGGGCAGGGGGCGGGTCGTTTTTCCTCTTATGAATCATAACAAACACCAAATCACAAACAAAATAATAAAAACAAAATAATGATTACCATTATATATATACCCACAAACTGTCTAGCCCTCACCTATAGTTTATCACACAAAAAACAAATGTGCAAGTGAAAAATAGTAAATTTTCGCTTATTACCAATCAACCTTGACAAAATAAACCTTTTCTCGTATTTTTCCTATTAGGCATAATAGCCAATAATAGCTAATTGAAACCAACCAAATATGTCAGAATTATCATACCAAAACGACGAAAAAATTAAAAATAAATTAGTATCAGCAATGATAGCTGATAAAGAACAAGAAAAACTTGTAAAAGGTCAATATTATAAAAACAATAAAGGGTGTAATATTGGATGTGCTGAATTTGAAGTATGTGAAATACTTAAAGATGAATTCAAAGACCAAAGACATTTATATTTATCTAAGAAGCTGCAAATACCTGAATCATTACTACATTTAGCTGATACAATTTTTGAGAATTTACCCCATGAAGAGAGTCAAAAATGGGCAGGCGCTGATTTTTGGCAAGCTATACCCGTGGGAGTCGATCTCAATAATATAGAAAATAAAATTAAAATTGAGATTCTTGTAAACCCTGATTTTGGTTGTTATCAATACGCTAATGATGAAATTAAAGCAATTATTGATCAAATTGTTTCTTTACATCTCAATAAAATAAAAACCAATAAATGGGACCAGTTGGCGGCGTGGTCGGCGGAGTCAGCGGCGTGGTCGGCGGAGTCAGCGGCGTGGTCGGCGGAGTCAGCGGCGTGGTCGGCGG